GCTGCGCTCAATCCATATTGCGACAATCCAAGGCTAGTTTGCCCAAGATTTCTTGCAAAATTTTGCGGAGCCTGACCTCCTCCAGTAAACAGATTAAATCCTCCTCCAAGATTTTGTGCAACCTGACGCTGAATATTCTGCTGAACATCAGTAGGAACTTGACCCTGAATATAAGCATTAAGTTGATTAAGTGCCTTTTCTCTTTGAGCAGAAGACCCGGGAGTTACCTGATTTTGAAGATCAATATTTGCTTGTGTAAATTGAGGAGCATACTGCATTGCTTCATTAGCAGCATTCTGAACAAGCATCTGCTGTTGAGCAGCTTGTTGCATCAAAGACGGAGGCTGATAAGAAGGAGCTTTTTTCGATGCATTAAAAATACCCAATCCTAGGCTTCCCAATCCACCAGCAGCAGCCCCCAATCCTCCAATAACCAATCCTTGAGTTGCAGTAAGACCCAAAGTTTCAAACACAGGCATCTGGCGATGCTTATGTTCTGCAAGTGTCTGTGCTGGAATTAGGAATCTCATGCTATTTGTAGTTCTTTATGAGTTATGCTTGGACTGACTTCTTTTTTCCACATACTAAATTCTGGTTTAGAAGTATCAATTAAAGGATTTTCATTAGCTTCTGCCAAGCGTAAAACCATTTCATTTGGATCTTCTAAATTATCAGGATTAGAATGACAAGTCACCCAAACAGTATCTTCAATATTATAAAGTAGCCTCTTTGTTCCGGGCCTAGTAATTCCCATATGCCCAGCCTCATGCATTCCCTCTATCTCAAATTCACCATCTTCTTTTTCTCTCAAAACAGCAACTTTCCCCTTTAAGATAAAAAAAGGATGAGTTGTTTTATGTTTCAAAGAAACAACAAGCGAACCTGCTGGCATCAAAATTTTCCTAGTATAAATCTCTGGAGTAAAAAAATGCTCAAGCGGACACTCTACTTGAGGAGAGTTGCCAATCGTCTCTTCAATTCTATCCATTGTACTGATTTCAGAAAGTTCTCTCATATCAGTAAGGCCATGTAGCCCCATCATCCCAAACATATGTTGGAATCAATGCGTTGAGCATCATGTTGTTTTCAAATTGCCTAATGACGCTACCTGTAGGCTCTTCTTGATCGGCAGTCTCTCTATTGACTTCAAATATCGCATTCTGAAGAGAAGTATTATAAAGCTGATCGCTTCCTTTGTTTTCACGATAAACAACTGCCATAACAGCAGAAATCATCGCTTCAGGCGTAAATTCAACCTGATCAGTCAATTCGTAAAGGTCTTGATAATTCTTCTTGCAATAAAGAATTACAGAATCTTTAACGCATCCCTTAATCGCATATCTCCTAAAGCTAGGATTAATGTCATAAGGCTGATAAATAGACAAAAGCATCTGCGCTTGATTGTCGGGATCGTATGAATAAAGCCTTACCCTTCCTTTTGTTTGAGGCTTTGTTACTTGAAAAACTGACTTGAAGAAATTAACCGAATAAGCATAAGCAGGAGCAAGGCCAAGAGCAATTGTTTCACTAATTCTCGTTCCATAAGCATTCTCCCCAAAAAAAGTAATTTCAGTACCAACATCAAGAGATGTTTCAGACTCAATACAAAGCTGATAAGGAGCAAGATCGTAATTCTGAAAAGTTATATGCTTTCCACCAATTTCAATAAACTTCTTGTTTCCGCCATTCCAAGCATATGCCTGACCCCATCCATTATCATAATTAGAACCTCCATATCCCCAAACATCTTGCGGAACAGATTGATACCATTCGTTGCCCAAAGAAACAGGATTGCCATCAATCCAAGCCAATCGCACCTGCTTGTAAATACTTGGAAGCGTAAGAAGACCCCCTACGCATTTAATGCAAACGTATTCACAAGTAGCTGAAGTATCAGTTTTATTCCACAAAAGGCGACGAGCTTTATTTAGATAATCCAATAACAATGTCGGATTACACGTACCACTATTTCCTGCGTAAGGACGCAGAACATTGGTCATATATGCGACATCATATAACATATAAAAATAAATTTGGGCTATGATACATCTTCTACGGTTCCTAAAGCAACCGTTTTCCTATTCTTTACCTTCAGAGAATTGCTTATTCTTTGCTTCCATTGTTCAGAGCGAGGATAACCTTTTCTTCCTTCTGCCATTTTCTTCTTTGTTTCTTCTGAAATACCTCTTCGTTTTGCGGCTTCAGATAATTTCTTTTTATGATCTTCCGAAAAAACAATTCCTTTTCTAGCAAATGAAAGCTTCTTTTTTGACTCTTCTGTATGTTTAGAATTATGACCTCCAATTAGAATATTGTATCCATATTTTCTATTTGCTGATTCATATTTCTCTATCCACTCAATTTCACGCCAATCTAAAATTTCTTCAGGACAATATTCAATTACAGAAAATTCAAAACCATCTTTGCCATATTTTATCCAAGCAGACTGCAGGTGATCATTACAATGACGGCATGAATTTAACATTGTCTTATGATCAGAAAATCTTCGGACAACATCATTGCTCTGTCCAATATATCGCTTTCCGCTTTCGATATGTTTCCAGCAATATATTCCAGATGCAGATGCCATCTTCTTAAATCATCTCACCGCGAGTCATCGGGCTTCCCGTAAGATTACGGGTCATAGGACGCTTCGGGCCTGTAGTTGTCTTCAGCGCACTTAGCTTGATGCTAGGCGCAGTCTTAACGGAAAGCATTTGACCCCTCATTGCTCCTGTCTTTTGGAGCCTTGAGACTTTCATATGCTAAAGGAAATCGCTGTTGAAAGGAGATCCCTTACCCATAGAAGTCTCATTGGCAGGACCACCTACCGAAAAGGCAGATTGATTCCTTTCACCAATGGACTTGATACGGGCGGTACGGGCATCCTTGTACGCACGAATGGCGGCAATGTCGTTCTTGATCTGAACCTTCTGCATAGGTTGAGGAGTTGCCGAATCAGAAACGATACCACGCTCCGTGTTATCGTAAGTATATTGAACTCCGTGGGAGGCCATATTACTTCTTGGAATATCCGCGTCCGGGAGACGTAGGCTCGGGCTGCTTGGCTCCAGCGTAGATAATTCCGCTGAACTCCGTTCCGCGAGGATGATTGCTCATCCCCTCTTTAATGGTTCCACGAGTGCTGAAACCTTCGGATTGGAGCTTAGGCTCCGTCGCACGATTGATGTTTTTAGCCATTGGTTTTAGGTGTTGTTGGTTTGTTTGTGAAGTATCAGAGTGATCCCAAATTGCTTACTTGCCAAGTAAATTTAGTGATTTCTGTATTATTGCTAAGAATCCAAATTTGAAATGAAGAAGCTGTTGGTGATCCAATTACGCCCCAAGATGCTTGAGCATCTGCTGTTCCAGCGGTTAAGTTAAAATATCCACTAATATTGTAACTTGCGCTGTTAATTGGAGTTGGAAGATTAATTGTAAAAGTCTGAGGAGAAGTATTTGCAGCAACAGTAACAGTTCCAGTTTGCCAATTAACGGCATTTAATTGGTTCTGAATTGTTAAAACATTTTGTTGAAGTGTTGTAATCTGCTGAGGTGTAACCTGATTCAAAAATGGGATATTTACAGTCCCGTTATTCAGGTACAAGGAAATGAAACTATTAAAAATAGCAGCCCAATCTCCGCTTGGACAATAACTGTTTGGAACAGTCGGGAAAAGCAGTTGTGCTGGAGACGATTGGTTGTCCATATTATTTTATCCTTGTACAGAAGAAATAGAAGAAGGTAAAGGAATTATTCTGTAATAATCCAAATCGTTTATTGGGCAAGCAACAATGGGATCAATTTCATCTCCCACACATATTCCTTCTGGAAGGTCTAATGTAGCATTAAGATTTCCTCCAATTCTTACACGATCCACAATGCAGGTTCCTGTTATATCAACTTTTATTTGAAACTCTGCGCCCTCTTGAAGATTAATCTGATTGGATGATTGGCAATCATTAATATCAGGGGAAGGAAATTTGATTTGTGAATATTTTGGCAATGAAATTTGAGGAATGCATCCAGACTGAATGGGCGTATATTGACTTGACGCTATAGAAATAGTATTACCAAGTTGAGTAAATTTTGGGTATGAATCAGGTAGATATGACATTTCAAATGTCACTTTTTCATTCAGATTTGATACCCACATCTCTGCTCCTACAAGTTGCTTTCTAATAAATTTTGAAGCCCCGGCATTCGGAGTAAAGTCAAAACGCCTTGTAATAAAATAAGACTTAATAGGAACAGTTCCTAGAACTTGAGAATAGTCATCTACACCAGTCTGATATGAACTACTGTTCTGAAGTTCATAAAGACGATTCACTCCATCGGCATCAAAAGAAAAAGCAAATCCCCTTTGAACACCATTTATTTGTGCTGTGATTAGTTGCGTAGGTTGCGGCCCCTCCCACAATCCATTCCAGCGTGTCGGCAAAGAAGCATCGGGGTTAATTCTGCTTTCCTGCTCTACATCCAAAACTATCATTGCCCTACTCGGACGATGCAATCCATAAGATGGATCAGCATTAGCAACAGTAAACGGAGAAACTGTAGCAATAAGCCTATTGTCAAAAAACATTGCTGACTCAAATTGCCTCAACCAAGGCGTATCATGGTTTACCCAAGGCTGAACCTCCCTACTAATCTTACGGAAAGAAAGGGCTTCATAAAAGTCAACTTGTGCGTTGTTGTAAAATGCCCAACCATCATCAGAACGGAAATATACATCGTTGTTTACTCCCGTAATACTCCAAGGAGAACGACATCCGCGCCCAATCAAAGAAACCTTTTGAATATTGTTGGCTTGCCATGTCGTTCTATCTTGCGACAAATCCAAAGTAAATGAACCATTCTCACAAAACACAACCAATTCGCCTTGTCCGCGAACATTAATGTTGAGTGAAGGCATCACCCTCATGCCTGTAATCAATCCAAGATTTGATGGAGGGGTAAATGAACCCCCTTCTTGCCAATAGGTTTGTTCTGTAAAATTCTGCGTATTGGAAGTAGTAGTAAATCCATTTCCATAAATAATGTCAGAAATATAAATATTGTTGTTCTTATCGCTTACGGCTACGCGACCATAAGAGTATGCCATAATTGTTCCAACTGGCATCTGTTGTGCAGCGGGATTAAGCCTATAAACAGTGCCATTTGATTCAGGAGTTATGGCTGTAGTTGCTGATGTTGTGGTTGCTATATTTGACCAAGGAGTTGCAGATCCATCAGGATAAACAGCCCTTACTTGAAAAGAATAAGAAGTTGAAGCCTTCGATGTGCTAAAAGTATAGTAATTCTGATTGTACGATATAGTTGCAAAATCAGTAAAAATATTTCCTCCCGTTTGGACTTGAAGCTCATTAAAACTTGCTCCTTCGGCATTGTTTGTCCAAGTCAATTTGATCGATAGCAATCCATCTCCTTGCGCTTGAAGATTTGTTGGAGATCCAGAAACATTACCACTCCATGCAATAGGATCTTGATAGCCATTTTGGATGTAAACCCAGTTCTCTGCTTGCACAAACCAAGTGTGCATAAGAGTAGGATCATTTCCCCCTATCAATGGATACAACGTACAAATGTTGTTTACGATTGCTATAAAAAATATCTGACCAGCAACTGAGCATACGATTCCATCTACAGCACCCGGAGAAATTGCTTTATAAGGATATGCTCCTTGGAAATTACCCGTTTGAAATAGCGTCAGATATGAAGAATCATATCCGTAAGCAAGATTGATTTGAAGATCGGTAAATGGAGGCCTTGTACTATTAATTCCCTGACGGAAAGACCTATTTACACATGAAGAAACATATGTTGGAGGCAAATTACTTGGATGCGTTTCTGCATCCATAGCAATTGTTGCTGCTGTACCATCATAAATCCTGCCATCTTGGGCCATGATTGTTTAGCTGGAATAATCTGGCGTTTCCGAGGTTGGAAGAGCAATAGCAACAAGTTGTGCAGTAGTAGTAGCGGCGGCAATAGAAGCACGATCCGTTGCTAGACTTGATTGCCAAACAGAATCGCTAGTGGAATTAGGAATTCCAGCGGCAGTATTGTTGGAACGAATCTGTGCAGCCGCTATTGCGGCAAAATTGTATTGAACAAGATATTGCGTTTGAGCAGATGCAATATTTACCGTGATTGTGCTTCCATTGAGAACCCAAGCCGATTGAAACAAAGCATCAGAGCCTTGAGGAATAGTGCTTGAATCAACAATGATAGCACCAGCGGGGCAATCTTTTTGAAGAACTTCTTCAATTGGAACTTCTCCAGTAGGAATGCATATAGAAACTCCTCCATTAGGGTTATTGAATACAATTACTTGGGACATATGCGTTTAATTTAGTATCAGTTTCCAAAAACAACTACTCCTACATAATCACTATCTATTGGTGTAGTTGTATTTCCATATATTTGTACTTGAAAAGAAGAAGATGTAATTGATGAAGTTGAATATGGCCTTACAGTTGATCCACTTGTCTCTGCTCCATATGGAGATGCTGTTCCAGAAAATACATAATTACCGTCTAAAAGGGCAGAAGAAAAATTTATTCTATAATGTCCTGTTCCTATTTTTGTAACACTAGAAACATTGTAATAATTTCTAATGCTTCCAGAAACACCATTGTAATTAACCCATGCAGTTGCAAGTTGACTTGGTACAGTTGTATTTACAAGAGTTGAAAGATTAATAGCCATATTAAGAAATAATTACAATCCAAGTTGTTCCATTGTAGTAAATTGTAACTTGCCAATTTGAAACATTGCAAATCAAATTTTGAACCGATCCTTGAATTGTACTTCCAGAGGAAGGAGCAATCGTAAGATTATTTGTATCCCAAGAAGCGGAGGCATCTGCCACAGTTACTAC